TGAAAATGCATTGTTCTCGGACATGCAGCTTTCCAAAGCTCGAACCTCTTATGAGGATCCATATTATTCAATCTCGCAGCCTTCCATGCCTTCAATGTCGGTCGCTCCTGCCGGCAATCTCAATTTCCAAGCTTCTGAGCTGGCCCTGAAAGGTCCAGAAAAGCAGACCGTGCAGAGTTTCCTTGACCAGATCAAAAACCGTCCTGGTTTTACGCGAGACAGCATTGAAGAGCTCGCAGCAAAGTTTCCCGACAAAAACGCTGTTGTGACGAAAGCGGATTTTGAATCGGCTCTTCCGCAATCAAAATACAGCAAACAAGATTTAAAAAATGCAAACAAAGATGCAGAATACGATGAGCACCTAATGGATGAAGCTCACGATGCTGTTATGGAAGACTTAAATTCAGTCTATGAAGAAGTTTTGAAAGACCACTATCGAATTTCACCGACGCCAGAAAATGTTCAAGCTGTCCGAAATTGGGAAGCGGGAGAAATTACAATTTCCGATTTGCCGCAGGAGTTGCAAAACGCTGTTTTAAGAAATACTCCCAAAAGGATGACACCAGAAACTTATTTTAGTTCATTGACAGAAGAAACTACTGCCACACGAATTGAAGACACTTATCATCAGTTTTATGAACAACAATACGACATTGTCCCTGGCCAAGCTCCTAAAAATTATCAATATGAAACTTATCAGCGACTCGTTAAAAGTCCAGAAAAAAATGATAATTATTTTGAATTTGCAATAACTCATCCAGACCAAAAGCAAACTTATAAGCACTATCCTGAATTCGAAAGCGAAAACGGAAATCCTGTTTCGCATGTGAGAGGGAATTTCCTTCCAGAAGGTGGGGAAATTATCGTCGGCAAAAAAGAAGATCCATCAAAACCAAAAATCTTCTGGGGCAATTCTCTTTATAAAACCAAACCTAATTCGATGGTGATTGAAGAAATTCAAGCCGACATTCAAAAGGTTCAGGGCAAAGAACAAACTGGTGTCACTCGCCATAGCCATGGCGTTGCATTCAAAGCAGCCATCCAGCACGCTATTGAAGGCGGCGCAAAAACGGTTTACATGCCGACTTCTGGCCCAATTGCGACAGTTCGCGGCAAAGATCCAAAACAGTTCAAATCAATCTACGACGAACAAATCGTCAAAGAAGGCATCAACCCATTGCGGGAGATTCCCGGAGTCAGTGTCAAGAAAGTAGCTGATGGAGCCTATTGGGAGATTGACTTCACGCCAGAAGCAGCGGATTATATATTGAAGGGCAAAGGCCAGCGCACTCCTGGTTTCAAAACGGGCGGTGTTGTGCAGAGGGCATTAGACATTTCGAGATTCGGCACTGACGCTGTCCAGTCAGCCGTGAACAAAGCCAGACAGCACCGGAGACGTCCGGAAACTCCTAGGAGCAAGCAATGAGTGAAGCCGCCAAAGCTGCCCGTGCAGCGATGAAAAAGAAAGCGCAGAAGCTTACCCAAGCTGACCCGCATCAGAAAGTTGATTCGTCTGACTGGACGCCTCCGGAGGCACTCAATGCCGACGTCAAAACGGGCATGCGTCCGGTTAGCCGTCGCGCTTACAAAAAGGGCGGCAAGGTTGAAGGCGCAGCTTGCGCTGTGCGTTCTGATCGCAAGCCTCGCAATGCTGGCGGCAAGGCTTACGCCATTGCCAAGATGAATCGCGACCAGAAAGAAGCCAATGAAGAGCGCGATGGCATCAAGCATGTCGGTGGCCTGAAGAAGGGCGGCAAGGTCGAAAATTACAAAGACCTCCGCAAAAAGGGCGGCACTCAGGTCATGAGCGGCTCTTATGAAAAGGGCGGTCGCACCAAGAAGCAATCTGGCGGCAGCAGCAATGTCCCGTTGCCTCCTCCGCGCCCGAAGAGCCTTGACGAAAAGCGCGAGCTCGGCAAACAAGCTGATATGCTCAACAAGGTTGTCGACAAAGACTACATGCGCGACCTTGAGGCAAGCCAGAAGAAGATGGAGCCGCGCAAAGCTGGCGGTCGCGCCAAGAAATTTATGGGCGGTCCGTTGATGCAGCCCGATGGGTTGATGCGCGGAGCGGCTCCTGCAATGAGCGGCATGGGCGGCGATGGCGCAGCGAGCCCGACAGGAATGCCAGCCATTGACCCTCGTGAAGCGATGGTCGCTAAGAATCGCCTCAATTTCGGCATGGGCGCACAAGGCTCTCCCTACAAAAAGGGCGGCAAGGTGGCTCATCCTGATGAGGCGATGGACAAGACCCTCATCAAGAAAATGGTCAAGAAGGAAGCCCTTGCCGGCAAGAAAGAAGGCGGCAAGGTTTTCTCTGGCCCGAGCTATCCCGGCAAGGTTCCCGGCGTCACAGGCGGGCGCACCGCTCGCAAGACTGGTGGCCGCGCCAAGGGCAAGACCAACGTAAACATCATCATCGCAGCCGGTGGCCGTCAGGCTCCGCAGGAAGGGCCGATGCCGGCAGGTATGCCGGGACGTCCTCCGGGTGGAATGCCGGTCGCAGTGCCGCCTCCTTCACCGGCTGCTGGCGCTCCGGCTCCGGTCGCGATGCCTGTGGCAATGCCGATGCCGATGGGTGGCGCCGGTCCGGGTCCTTCTGGCCCGATGCCGATGGGTCGCAAGAGCGGTGGCCGCACCTTCAAGTCTTACAAAGACATGAAGGCTGGTGCTGGCTCGGGCGAAGGTCGCCTTGAGAAAACAGAAATCGCCGAGCACAAGCGCATGCAGCGCAAGGACGGCGGTCATGTTTATCCCAAAATGAAGTATGGCGCTGGCTCCGGCGAGGGCCGCCTTCAAAAGATCGACGAATACGGACTGACAGGTCCGGGCAAATCGCGCTGAGTGGGTCCCCATCTAACCTCAGCGTCGCTGGAGCGAGGTGCTACTTGCCCTCGGCACCTCGCTCCTAAACTTTTAGAGGGCAAAAGGGCAGAAAGTGATAACAAATGCACAGTTGTTTGAATATGAGTTAAGAAAACTCGTTCAGGAACAAATTGACCGCTGGAAAGACAATCTTGCGTTCAATTCTTTTGAAGAAATCGGGCAGTTCAAATTTGTTATGGGACAAATCTCTGCCTTTGTTAACCTTCAAGAACTCATCGATGAAGCAAAAAAGCTCACTGATGATCGCAATAGATAAATGGAGTGAGGGCAATGCCGTATATGGAAATGGATCATGATGTTGATCCGCGCACAAAGATCCTTGATGAAATCGAAACGCTCGATGGGATCGAAATTTACAACAATCAAGTGTTGATCGCTGTGTACATTCGTCCGACAAAGACGAAAACCGGCATCATTTTGACTGATAAATACGTCGGTGAAGACCTCTATCAGTCAAAAGTTGGGTTGGTGCTCATGAAAGGACCATCTGCTTTTGTTGAAGAAGAAGAGCGTTGGTTCAAAAATGTTGACGTTCAGGAAGGCGACTGGGTCGTTTTCCGGCCATCAGACGGTTGGCAGATCAACGTCAATGGAGTTGACTGCCGAATTATGGATGATATCCACATTCGCGGCAAGGTCCAGCGACCCGACCAAGTGTGGTAAGGAGAGAGAAAATGGCTAGAAAGAAAAATGAAGATCAGATGGAACTTCCTCTTGGGGAAGAAGCCGCTGTAAACGCTGAGGAAATTGAGATCATTAAGGATGAGCTCGATTCTGAAGCTGAAGTAAAGGTTGAGTCTGCTGAAGACAAGGCTGACGAAGGTCTTGAGCCGGAGATCGGCATCAATGAGTTGAAAGCACAGCTCGAGAAAGAGCGTCAGGCTCGTTTTGATGCTGAAAAGCGTGCAAAAGAAGCTGTGGAGAATGCTCGCAGCTCCAAGATGGACGTTGAACGCACCAACCTTCAGCTTTTGGAAACTGCTATTGAGACAATCAAGCAGGATCAGGCTTCGCTTAAAGCTCGTTTGCGCGATGCAATGCAGCTCGGCGACCATGAAACTGTGTTTGAGGTCCAAGAACAGATCGCCAAAAACACCTTCAAGATGGAAAACATTGAAGATGGTCGTAGGCGTCTTGAAGCTCAGATCAAGAATCCTCCGATGGAGACGAGCAATGACCCTGTTGAGGCACTGGCCAGCCAGCTTACGCCTCGTTCAGCAGACTGGGTTCGTCGTCATCCGCAGTGCGTGACTGATCAGCGTTTGTATCAGAAGATGATCGCCTCTCACAATCTGGCGGTTGCCGACGGATATGCTCCTGACAGCGACGAGTATTTCACTTTCATTGAAGATACAATGAAGTTGGCTCCGCGCAACGAGCCTCGTCGTGAAACTCGCATGGAAGAAGAGGATAGCCCGATGTCTTCTGCCTCAACTGCAACAAAACAACGCACTGCCCCACCGGCTGCGCCTGTTTCCCGCACAGCTTCTTCTGGTCAATCGCGCCCAAATGTCGTGCGTTTGACGAAAGACGAGCGTGAAATGGCCCAGATGATGGGAATGAGCGATCAGGAATACGCCAAAAACAAAATGGCCCTGATCAAAGAAGGCAAACTCAACTGATAGAGGTAAATTATGTCTGTAGCAGATAAACTTAACGCAACAAAGCGTCCCGCTCTCCGTCCTGAATCGACTGTTGGGCCTGATCCCCGTGAGGAAGCAAGGCGTCGTGCAGCCGAAATCCGTGGCCACATTGGTGGTTTGGATGAAGGTGTTGACGAATTCCGCGCTCCTCCGGCTCCTCCCGGCTGGGAATATGAATGGAAGAGTCGTTTTGTCATGAATCAGGAGAATCACTCCTATATGACAGAGCTGCGCCGCACAGGCTGGGAGTTCGTTCCGACCGAGCGCCATCCTGAGATGATGCCGGAAGATGGCAAGCACCCGATCATTGAGCGCAAAGGCATGGTCCTCATGCAGCGTCCGAAAGAAATCAATGACGAAATCCGTGCCATTGAACAGCGCAAGGCTCAGAATCAGATTCGCCATAAGGTTGCTCAGCTGACTGGCGAAACTCCCGCAGGAACTATGGAACGTACCCTTCACAAGGTGAATAATAAGTACGAACCAATGCCAATTCCTGAAAATTGAGTTTGATTAGGGGGAAGATCTCTGATTTTCCCCCTTTTCTTTTTGCAAAATCTGCATCATAATGATTATGCCTCCCCCGGCGTGGAGGTTTTAACTTTCCCGGTTCTTAGTCGCCCCGGTGCGCGATGATGAACTTCCTGTAAAAAGGAGCTTCCGTCATGGCGAACACAAACGCGCCTTTCGGTTTCCGTCAGTACAGCGGCACGGGCTCTGTTCCCACTTATGAACAGGTCGCCGTTTCTATTGGCTACAATACGACGAACATTTTCTTCGGTGACCCCGTAGAGCCCGTCAACGACGGTACAGTTGCTCAGGGCGACGGCACGACCGCTGCCGCTGGTATCGCTGGCATCTTCGTTGGCTGCCAGTACCTTTCAGTCTCGCAGAAGCGCACAGTCTGGTCGAACTACTATCCAGGCGGCACTGATCCGGCAACTGGCACGATCATTGGCTACATTGTCAACGATCCGAACGCCAAGTTCCTCGTTCAGGCCGATTCGTCCATTTCGGGCGGCATCCTTCAGTCTGACGTGAACGGCACAGCTGGTTACACCATTGGTTCGGGTAACACCGCCACTGGCATTTCGGCTGCCACTCTCTCTGGCGTCGGCCCGACAACGGCTACGCTTCCCTTCCGCATCGTTTCTCTCGTCACGCAGCCTCCGGGCTCGAACGGCACTGAGATCGCCACATCGAACTATGTGATCGTGGCCTTCAACAATGTCACGACGAAGAACCAGACCGGCATCTAAGGAGTAAGGACCAATGGCTGTCAATCTCAGTTCCATTAAGGACCTTCTGCTCCCCGGTCTCCGTGGGGTTGAAGGCAAGTACGAGATGATCCCATCTCAGTACGACAAAATCTTCACCAAACATGATTCCAAAATGGCGCTCGAGCGTACCGCTGAAATGCGTTACCTCGGTCTCGCACAGCTGAAGACTGAAGGCGGCCAGACCGCTTTCGACAACGCAGCTGGCGAACGCTTCATCTACAATCAGGAACACACTGAAATCGCTCTCGGGTACGCGATTACCCGCAAGGCGATTGACGACAACCTGTACAAGACCCAGTTCGCTCCTTCGAACCTCGGCCTCATTGAGTCCTTCCATCAGACGAAGGAAATCTATGGCGCCAACATCCTCAACACCGCGCAGACTTACAATGCTGCGATCGGCGGCGACGGTCAGGCACTTTGCTCGGCCTCTCACCCGATTGACGGTGGTGTTGTTGCCAACCAGCCTGCAACTCAGGTTGATCTCAACGAAGCAACGCTGCTCAATGCGATGATTGCCATTCGTACGAATTTCAAGGACCAAGCTGGTCTGAAGATCTTCGCTCGTGGCCGCAAGCTCATCGTGCCGCCGCAGCTTGAGCCTGTCGCGATCCGCCTCACGAAGACGGAATTGCGTCCGGGCACTGCTGACAACGATGTCAATGCGATCATGATGACTGCTGGCGGTCTGCCAGAAGGCTACATGGTCAACGACTTTTTGACCTCGGCACGTGCTTGGTTCCTGCTCACGAACATTGATGGCCTGTCCTATATGGAACGCATCAAGTTTGAGACGGACATGCAGGTCGACTTCGTCACGGACAACCTGTTGGTCAAAGGCTACGAGCGTTACTCGTTTGGCTACTACAACTGGCGTGCGATCTTCGGCTCGTTCCCGACCTAATTAATCTGAGGCGGGATGAAAGTCCCGCCTTTATCTTGGCAATCCTGATTGCACTGACCGGCCAAGCGGACGCTGCACAGACAGTGCAATCTCATCGTGCAGGAGG